CTATGACGGACAAATAAGAAGATATGTAGGACAAATTGTCCGAATGTTAAGCGGGTTTAGATATCAGAGTCTAGACGGTAAACAAACCACCGTGCCTGTGATGTACGGAGATTTAACTAGACAAGTAAGTAACATTATTAGAGAAAACTCGGAAAATAAAATTCCCAGTGCTCCTAGAATTGCTGTTTATATCAGCGACTTAGCCATGGATAAAACTAGGCTAGCAGATTCTACTCACGTTAGTAAAATTCATATTAGAGAACGTGAAAAAGTTTTTGACAGTGCTGGCAATTTTGTAGAATACGGTGTCACACAAGGCAGCGGATACACAGTAGAACGTCTAATGCCTACACCATATAAACTAACTGTTAAAGCCGATATATGGAGCACTAACACTGATCAAAAATTACAAATTTTAGAACAAATTTTAATGTTGTTTAACCCTAGTTTAGAATTACAAACATCTGACAATTACATAGACTGGACCAGCATCAGTGTGCTGGAAATTACTAATATTCAGTTTAGTACAAAAAATATTCCAGTAGGTGTTGACAGTGATATTGAAATAGCATCTATAACATTTGAGACTCCAATTTATATCAGTCCTCCTACTAAGGTCAAACGATTAGGTGTTATTCATGATATTATTATGAATATACACGATCAAAACTATGACATAGATGTCACAGAAAAAATCAATATAGGTGGATTTGATATTTTTGTTTACTATAACACCGCCACTGGACAATACAATGCAGAGTTATTAGATCCTAAAACTGCACTTAGTACATTAAATGAAGATGCTGTCACAGCGTGGCAGAAAAATGGCGCCGATTTAAATTGGAGAATATTGTTAGATCAATATGCTGGAAAGTTTAGGGCTGGTAGTACACAAATTTTCTTAGAGCAAGCCACTGGAAATTATATTGTTGGCACTGTGGCATTGAATCCTGCAGACGAAACAAAGTTAGTTATTAATTTTGATCAGGACACTTATAATACCAATACTCCCATTCTGTGTACACAAACAGGCATTACTAGAACCAATGTGGATGCAATCATAGATCCCGAAACTTATAATCCTGGAGCAGTTACAGGAAATCCTAGATATCTAATATTAAATAATATTGGAAATAATACGTCAGCATGGGGTAACATTATTGCTAAAGCCAATGACATCATTGAATGGACTGGCACGCAGTGGGTGGTTGCACAAGCCTCTGAAGAAATTGATGAAATAATTTATACTACTAATCTTAGAACCGGAGTACAATATAAGTTCGAGGACGGCGAATGGACTCGTGCATTTGAAGGCGAATATCAGAAAGGTTCCTGGCGAATTGTGCTTTAAATAAGTACTGTTATGACCAGCATTAGAGAACAGATTGTTTGTAGCGGCGCACTATTTTACGCCAAGTCTACACGAAGATTCCTACTGTTACAAAAAGCCACAGGCAAGCATCGCGGAACATGGGGACTTGTTGGTGGCACTAATATCGAAGGAGAAACTGCTTGGCAAGGCCTTCAACGTGAAATAGCAGAAGAAGTCGGCAACATACCTGCTATTAAGAAAACGATTCCTTTAGAAACATTTGTTAGCAATGACAGCGTGTTTAACTTTCACACATATCTTTGTGTAATCGACAACGAATTCATTCCCACACTAAGTAGCGAACATCAAGGATGGGCATGGTGTACTGTAGACGGCGCACCAAAGCCGTTACATCAAGGATTGCGTAGTAGTTTTAGTAACAAAACAATACGTACAAAACTCCAAACAGTTTTTGATATAGTTGAGTTGATATAAAAATGCCCCTTGCGGGGCATTTTTGTTTTTACATACGTCCTACAACGACTTCAATAACTCCACTGTCTCCGTCAAAGTCTTCCAATGCTTTACCAATTACTTGGCCCATCTTTGGATCTTCTTCTGCACGAGCGCAGCCATTGCCTGCGGCAACTAACATGTCTCCCTTACGGATCTTACCAGTTACCTTACATGGTACACGACCTTGTAGTGCTAGAGCAACTACAGTTTCGCCTTTTAAGCCGTCATTCATCAGGTGTGCTGGATTTGTAGAAACAACACCTGCTACCTTACGTGTTCCGTCTAGGGCCAATGTTACTTCTGCATCACCGCCAAACATAACAACAGTACCTTCTTCGTACTTGACGTCGCCTAGATAGTTTTCTGCCAAGTCAGCGTAACGTGCTGTTGTTGCTGTACCGCGGAACAAGTTAGCATAAATGTCACTTGAACCATCACGCAATGCAACTGTGTTTGCACTACTTGCTGTGTTACCTGCATAGTCTGTAGAACTTACACGGATGTTAGTTGCGGCACTTGCTAGTCCACTTAAACTTGCAGTAATTGTACCAGCACTAAAGTTACCAGAACTGTCACGTGCAACAACTTTACTTCCAGTATTTGCGTTTGTAGCATCGACTGCTAATGTACTTGCGGCACTGCCGTTGAATGTTGTACCAACACTCCAAGTTAAGAACGAACCTGCTGTTAAACTAAACAAGTTGCTGCCTAACGCCACTCCACTAATTGTGCTGTTGGTTAGTTTAGCATTAGCAATGCTACCTGCCAACATTGTGTTAGACACACTGCCAGTATCGCCTGTTGTAACAATTGTACCACTTACGTTTGGTACTGATAGTGTACGTGTTACGTTAGCAGTTACACCACTTACGTCAAAAGCCATTTTCTTAGTGTTATCCACATCGTCCTGGAACAATGTAGAACTATCAGTAAATGTCTTATTAGTTAATGTCTGCGTACCTGTAGTTGTTACAACACCGCTAGTAATACTAATTGTACGTGCGGAACCACCGTTGAATGTTGTACCGCTGTCTAATTGTAAACCAGTACCAACTGTCAAGTTGTTGGCTAAGTTGGCTGTAACAATTACTGTGTCTCCTAGGTTAACCAGTGAGCCGTTCAGTGTAATACTGCTATTTGCCAATTTGTTATTTGGAATAGCACCAGCCAACATGTTGTTAGATACTGTGCCAGTATCGTTAGTACCAATTAGCGTACCGCTTGTTGGCAATGTAACGCTAGTAGTATTTGATACCGCAATAGTTGTATTGAACGAACCAGAAGTAGTTAAATTACCACCTAGTGTAATTGTTCTACCTGTATTGGCAACACCTGTACCACCATACTGTCCTGCAATTACGTTTGCAGTCCATGTACCGCCTGTTAGTGTACCTACGCTGGTCAAACTAGAACCTACCACTGTACTTCCTAGTGCAGTAGCACTTAGCACAGCAACGTTGTTGACTTTGTAAGTCTTGCCTGTTGGAATATTAACGTGCTCGTTCAATGTCCAGTTTGTATTTGTTACATCCCATAGAATTGTATGGTCAGTAGTTCCTTTTAGGATAATACCACCGCCGTCTGCTACAGCATTAGTTGGTGTTGAACGTTGTGCCAACTGAATAGCATTGTCTGCAATAGTAACTGCTGTAGCACTTAGAGTTGCATTAGTACCACTTAGTGTTACGTCGCCGTTGACTGTTAAATTATTTCTAACAGTTGTTGTACCAACCAAACTAGCACCAATTGCAACAGCAGTACCTGCTCCTGCAATGTTAACAGTGGTTGCATTAGCATTAACTAAATTAAATGTTGTAGCAGTTGTAGTAATGTCACCGCCGTTTACAGCAATGTCGCCGGTGCTGGTAATATCTGTTGTAACGTTAATACCACCGGCTGCGGCTGCACCAAGTGTTAGGCTACCAGCACTATTAATTGTGATTGCACTGTTTGTACCAGTAGGGCTAAAGTTAATAATCTGTTGGTTTTGTGTAGCACTTAAATTACCAACTAATGTTGTTTGTACACCAAGTGTACCAATAGTAGTTACACCAGCAGGCTGAATGCTTACTGAACCTGTACCTCCTGGACTTAGTGTAATAACAGCATCGTCGCCTGTAATACTTAAACTGCTGTTGAAACTAATTGCTCCGCCAACAGTTAAGTTACCACCAATGAATGCATTACCTGTTGCTCCAATACCACCTGTGACTTGAAGAGCACCAGTTGTGTTGCTGGTACTTTGAGTGTTACTGTTAAACAATGCACTGCCCGCAGTAACACTACCTGCTAGATTCAAGTTAGTAGTCCATGAAGGAATAGATCCGTCTGAACTTAAAACGCTACTAACTCCGCCAATTGGTAATTGAGTTAAACTTCCGCCAGCACCTGCATACAACAAGTCGCCTTGTAAGTATGTTGTTAATCCTGTACCACCTTTTAGAACTGGCACTGCCTTGCTGAAGTTATCTGGATTAGTATAATATGTTCCTGGCTGACCGCCTAAGAAGCCGGCATCAATAACACCCGGTTTGATACTTACGTTACCAGTATCTGCTGGAATGTTTGTTGCTTTACCTACTGCAAATTGACTCTTGTCGAATGATGACACACCTGGATTTGTAAAGTTAGGAGTTCCACCATCACCGTCTACCTTGTCAACGTCCAATATTGGAATGTTGTAATAGATAGTATCTCCACCATCTGTATATGTGTCGCCAGATAAACTAATTGCAGTGTTAGAATTTTTACGAATACCTTGAACAGCAAATGCAAAACTGCTGTCTCCGCGGAGGAATGTTTGTGTATTAGCAGTGCCTGCGCTAGCCAATCTACTTGTAGCAAATACGCCCGACACAATATTACTTGCATCAAGACTGCTAACACTTACCGTTCCCCAGTTTGCAGATAAACTACTACTGTTGTTTACAGTTGCAGTAAATGCAACGTTTTGTGTTGTCAATGTAGCCGAACTTGAACCTACATCTGTAAATGTTACTCTGCTAGTAGTTGTACCGCCAACACTTGCCAGTGCATTTGTTCTGCCAGTGTGTAGAGTAAATGTATTAGTACTTACGCTACCAACAAAATAATAAGAATCAGCAGTTAATCCTGCTGGCAAGTCTGTGCCTTCAACATAAACAGGATCGCCTGTGGTAAATCCGTGTCCAGCCTTGTATAGGAAACTTAGACTTGTAGAACCAATACTCACTGTGTTGCGTGTTAGAGTATGAGTACCTGTAGAAGTTGCTGTTAATAATACTTGATCCGCAGGATTCAATGCATAGTTAGTGTATAACTGTATTGCATTTGCATTAATAACTTTAATAAAGTAAGCACGATTGTTGGTTAATCCTCCAATGCTTGTGTTACCTTGATTGCTATATTGTAGGATATCACCGTTAGTTAATCCGTGACTGGTTAAAATAATATTACCAGTACCTGTATTAACATCTGTATTTCCACTAAAACTAAATGTAGTAAACGCGGCAAGGTCGCTTATGGTTGTAACAGGAGCATTATCGTCTTCAAAATAGTCGTTGACTGCACCTGTAGCGTTAAATTTAGTTTTACTTCCAACTAAATCAACATACAGTCTTGTATCTGCACGGTTAGCAGTAATTTGAAATCCGCTGCCTGTACCACCAATTGTGGCTGCACTCGCACTTAATACGTTACCACTGGCATATCCAGAACCTCCGCTGACGATGGTTACGTCAGTGACAGCACCGTTGGTAACAGTGATATCTGCCGTAGCACCAGTGCCGCTGCCACTTACGTTAGTTAACGCAACACCAGTATAAGTTACGCTACCGCTTCCTGGAGTGTATAAACTTCCACCTAATAAACTACTTAGGTTTAGTCCATATAATACGCCTGCACGATATTCTGTAATTTGGCCTTGTGCAAGACCAATTGCACTGGTAATTGTATTACCGTTGGTAAAATTATATCCTGTGCCACTTAGTAATAAGAACTGACTGCTAGTGTCGTTGTTCAAGAAATAGTTATCAACAATTTCTGCAACAGCAGTTAATCCACTTGGATACACTCCTGTGACCACGGATCCATTCTTACGAATAGTTTGTGTGGCGTTGTCTTCTGTAAATGTACCGGTTACACCATATAGTGTTACACTAGTCCCGCTAGTGACTGCTTCTTTAACACGACCCGAACCGGTTGTTCCTGTTTGTGTAATTAGATCTCCAACAACTGCGGTTAATGTGCCGCCAGTTAAAGTTAGAGTTTGTTGTTGATAAGTTTCGCTGGCATTATCGCCGTTAAACACTTCTACTGTTGGTATTTTTTCGCTTAATAATAAACGGCCACCAAATGTTGAAGTTGCATAAGTTGTAACACCTCTTAGTGGAGGAATCAAGTCAACGTTAATCTGTCCAGAACTATTTAACTGAACAAGTGCTCCTGCAACTGAGTTGGTAGAAACGTTTTTATCAAGTACACTACCCAATCTGTTGTTAATAAAACTACGAATAGCCTTTTGTGTAGTCAATCGACTGTCACTAGCGCCGCCAATTTCATTATCACCTAAGCCAGTATCGTTACTAATACTACTAATTTCAATGCTAGACAATGATAGTCGTAGTACGTTCAACTGTCCAACAGTAACTTCAGTACGGAATGTAATCTTACCAGTGTTGTTCTCAGCCTTAATGAAGTCACCGACTAAGAAGTCACCTGCTTCGTTGGTACCTGATGTGTAAACTCGTCCTGGTAATTCAGTATACTGCTGGTAAGCAAGAATGGTCTGTCCACCGTTTTGTGGCAATGCATTATAGTCTGTACCTGCGCCTGCAAATTCCCATGTATGTGAAGAACTGTTTAAGATACTTGGACGATGGTAATTACACTTAAATCCGATAGTACCGCTTGGGTTTTGTATCTGACTTGCAGTTCTAG